TCGTCCAGCTGAGCCATGGCTTTGTGCAGTACCGCGCGCAGCTGGATAGTCATCGGCCCGGTGGCGTCGTAGTTCGGGCGCTGCAAGGCGTCCAGGCGAGTGACGGCAGTCAGGATCAGTGCGGCCAAGTGCGGGTCGGGGCGGTTGGTCTCGGCCGGGCCTTGCCAGAAGTCGGTGGGCGGCCCGAGCGGCGGGCGGTCAGGGAAGACAATCGGTACACCGTAGATCGGGCTGGTGAATCGCTTGTCGATGTTGAGCATCGGTACGACCAGGTCGGCTTGCGTGATCAGCGCTGCAGAGGCCTTGTTGATCAGGTCGGCGTACTGATTGACGTGGTCATCGGAAAACGCGCCCCAGTCGAACGCACAAGCCCGCTCGATGTAGTCGGCGTAGGTGTTCGAGTAGTCGGCCCACATCGGCAGCCAGATCTTGTCCTGGGCCAGCCACGCCATCATGTTTGTTGCGGTGGCGATCGCCTCGGCCTTCAACGTTTGGTTGGTGGTGCTGGCGGCCAGGGTCAGCAAGTCGTTTACAGGGCGATACTGGAACTCACCCCAACGGGCACGCTCATCGGCGCCGTTCCAGTCAAACGTGCCGGCCGTGCCGTATTGGATGGCCCCCTCATTCTGCAGGTGGTAGACCGGGGCAAATGGCCCAGTGTTTGGCTGGCCGGTCTGAATCTTCCATTGTGCCTGGGCATCACGCAGCAAGGCCGATCCCTTGACTGGCATGGTCGTGTCGGCAGCGCCGAGGAACAGCGACGGCGTTTGCATACCGCTGTAGGCCGGCCCACGGCGACCCAGCAATGAGCGTGGCGACGACCCGAAGTTGATGACACCCGGCATAATGCCCGGGCTGTATGGCGACGTATCGCTGAACAACGCGGCCAGCTGGGCTTGCCCTTTCACTGCTGCGGCAGCCAACGTCCAGGTGTCCCCGGCGAACACGATCGAGGCAAGGTTGAACGCTTCGTAGCAGGCCAGGTACAGGTCGCCATGGGTGACGATCTGCTGCTTATCCAAGGTCTTCCAGTCGGGCCAATAGTCGAACACCTGACCACGGTCGATGAGCACCGAGTCCTTGGTCGAGAAGACCACGATCAGGTTGCCGTTGAACGGTGTGACCAGCTTTACCCGAACACCGCCGCCTGGGTCGTAGGCGTAGCTGGCCACCGGGTAGTTGGTGCCGACAAGCAGTGGAGCATACGGGTTCTGGAATGCCAGCACTGCGTCGGTGCTCATTGCCCGGAAGACGATGTGGACCGAGCTGGACGGCAACACAACCTCGCCATTGACGAAGGTGTAGACCGGCGTGTAGTGAATGGTCGCGGCGTTGAATGGCGACTTGGCTGCCACGGCCACGTTGGGCGTGAACGAGCTGGTCGGCGATATCACCGACGGCACGCCGCTGTCGCGGAAGATGTACTCCAGCAGCGAGTAGAGTGCCGATTCGGCCATCTCGCGAGCATCGTCGCGGCCCGCGTGGATGTAGGCCCGCAGCATACCGATGATGAAGTGCGCCTGCGCTTCGGCGGTGCCGGCTGCCGAGGGCAACGTAGCCCCCAGCAACTCGGTGTCGTGGTACTGGTGAACGACCAGACCCTGCTGCGTGATTAGTGGATTGGCGGCCATGCCGACTCCTTATTTCAGGATCTGTTTGATTGCCGAAGCGTTGGACTTTATGCGGTTCACGATCAGCTTGTCACCCGCTGGCGTGCTCATCGCCGCTTCCAGCATGGCCTGCTCGTCGAACAGGTTGAGGATCGTCGTGTTACCGCCCGGCTGGCTACCGCCTTCGCCGCCACCGTTAAGCGCGTTGCGCGGGTCATTCGGTGTCAGCACCTCCTCGTTCTTTTTCAGGATCGCCGGGTACTCGTTGTTCTTCAGGCCGATCACACCCTGCCCGCCGTATTGTGGGGCGTTGTTGAACCAGGCAGGCATAGCCTGACGAGTCACCCCGGTCATGTCGGCCATACCGCCCGAGTGACGCTGAACAACCTTGGCAGTCCCGGCACTGGCCCCCGCATTACCAGCAGTACCCGATACCGTGTTGGCCAGGCCGCTGATAGCGCCACCGATTGGCGAGCCCATCAAGGCGTTGAGGATGATCTGCTGCAGGATCATTTGCGCGATGTTCTGCAGGAACCGCAGGGCCATGTTGACGAAGGCATTACCGAAGGCCGATATGGCGCTTTGGCCCTCCTTCATCTTTGTGCCCATCTCGGTGAAGGCGTCAGTGAAACCGGATGCCAGCTTCTCGTTGACCTGCTGCGTGGTGATCAGCTCGGTCTGCACCTTCTTCAACGACCCAGGGATCGCCTCCAGCTTGGCCATGAAGTTCTGGAACGCGAGGTCATTACCGAATGCAGCCTGGTTAGCCGCCGCCAGTTCCATGGTCGCCTGGGTGGCAGCCTGAATCTGCGGGACGTAGTTGGCGTCGATGCTGGCCACCTGGTCCTTGGCTTCTAGGTCAGTGATGCCACCGGTCTTTCGCTGAATCTCGACGTTGGTCAGCAGCTGGGTGCGCAAGGCGATCAGCTCGTTGATCCGCTTCTCGGACTCGGTCACCTCGGCCAGATTGCGCTTGCGCTCCTCCTCGGCGAACTTGATGCGTTCCTGCTCCTTCTGCAGGCTGATGTAGAGGTTGAGCTGAGTGCGCAGTTCCTCGGCCTGGGCCTTACCGCCCGGCAGCTTCGACAGCTGGTCGATCTTGCGGAAGGTCTTTTCGTAGCTGGTGTCGATAGCGGCCAGGCGCTGCTCAAGCGACGTTTTCTCGTTGCGCTGAATCTTGGCCTCGGCCTGCTCCAGGGCGGTTACCAGCTGCTCGCCGAGGGCGATACGCTTCTTCACCAGCTTGGCTTGCTCAGCGGCATCGGCATCAGGGTCGGTTTTCGGCTTGCCCTTTGGTGGCAGGTCGGTGGGTGGCGAGGTCGGTGCGGCCCGGCCGGTGGGTCCGGTTTCCTTGCCCACCAGGCTGCGCTGCAGAGCGAACATGTTTTTGTTCAGCTCCATGTCATCGTTGAACGACTTCTTCAACGCGGCCAGCTCGGCCTCGGCATTCTTGCGGCCCTCGCGCGTACCATCGGTCATGCCGTCGCGAATCGACTTGGCCAGGTCCTCCTTGCCCAGCGCATCGGCCCCTTTGGCAATGAAGCCCAGCGCATCGTCGTAGAGGTCCTTGGCGGTGTTGATCACCGAGGCGAAGGCGTTCTTCAGGCTGGTGCCGATGCTCAGCGAGAAAGCGTTATAGGCGAACTTCAGCGTGGTGACCAACTCGGTCAGCTTCTCGGCCATGGCGATGCCGGCGCGCTGTGCCCACTCGAACTGCTCGTACATGTACTCGCCGATCTTCCAACCGGCAAACAGCGCCACGACTGCGGCAAACGCCGTGGTGATCAAGGTCGCGGCACTAGCACCGGCCACACCGGTCGCCGTCAGCTCGGCCTGGGCCACCAGCAGGGCAGGCACCAGCTTGGTGGTTATCGTCGTGGCCAGCCCGGCGACCATCGAAAGCACCTTCACACCGAAGGCCAGCTCGACCGCCAGGGCGATCTCGTCGTAGTGGTCGATGATGATCGTCAGCCACCGGGAGATCTCGCCGAACGCTGCGCTGAGGTTCTGAGCCAGCTTGGTGCCGTCGTCGCTGCGCAGGAACTCGCTGATCTTGATGACCAGCTTCTCGTACTCGGTGGCGAAGCCGCTGTCGGCGATCAGCACCTTGAAGTCGAAGAAGGCGTTGTTCAGGCGCTCCTGGTTGGCGCGCAGCGACTCCATGGCTGTCGGCAGGCGGTTGGCCACGGTCTTGCGATACTGCTCGGCGATGGCCAGCAGCTGCTCACTGGTCACCAGGCCGTCCTTCATCGCCTTGTCGAGGCTGGGGAACTGGTCCTTCAACGCCTTGGCCGCGATCTCGAATGCGCCGAACAGCCGGTCACCCAGCTGGCCACGCAGTTCTTCCGCCTGGATCTTGCCCTTGGAGTAGATCTGCTCCAGCGCCTTGAATACG